CAGATGTTGGCGATCATGCGGTCGGCCTCTGCCGCTGCGCGCGTCATGGTGCCCCCCCGATCAGCTCATAGTCATCCTCAAAGGCCGCCCCGATCCTGGGGGCCTGGCCGACATAAAGCTCGGGCGTGATTTCCGGGGCCACGGGCAGGCCCGCCAGCGCCACCGGCTGCGACCAGGTCACAGCAGACAGGGCCACGGCATGCTTTTCGGTTTCCAGCGACAGGATCGGCTCCTCGGCCACATCGAAGGCCGCGCCCAGATCGGCAGGCTGGCCCCAGACCTGGTCGGGGATCAGCCGCAACAGCGCCTGGGCGATGGTCGCCGCCCCTTCGTCGCGGTGCAGGCCCAGCTCGTTCCTGGTCACGATGAACGCCCCCATCGTCAGGGTGTAGCTGTAATGCGGCCCGGCCAGCGTTTCGCCCTGGCGCATCCGCAGACGGGAAACCATCACCGCCGGTGCCGCCACACCCTTGGCCTTCAAGAGGTCCAGGTTGAAGCGCCCCGCGATGCCCTTGCATTCGCGCAAACCCGGCAGCACCGCCTTGATGCGCGCGGCGATCAGGCCCGGCAGGGCCGCCAGCAGATCAGGGCGGGTGTCGGTCATTGCAGCCACCCCGCCGCAAGGTCGATCACCAGATCCTCGATGTCGCGGCGGTTGGCATCGGACAGCCCAAGGTAGGGGCGTGCCGGAATGCCGCGCCCGCCGAACTGGTGGATCGCGCTGTAAGGCGTCTGCGACCCCACGGTCACCGTGGTGCCGGTGGTATAGTCCTGAATGCTTTCCAGCAGGTTCTCGCTGTCGATCAGCAGGGAATGGGCGCGGCGGTTGCCGGTGTTGCGGGTGGCCGCATAGCGGTCAGACCAGGGGGCCCAGGGCGTGCCGTCGGGGGCGGTCTTTTCCGTCTGGATGCGGTCCTTCGTCTGGCGTTCGATCATCGCGCCGATGTCCTGCGCCAGCTGCGGCAGGAACCCGGTGCCCAGCCGGTCCAGCACCGCCGCCGCATCGGCCAGAAGGGCAGGGTCCAGATCGACGGTGAAGGTGACGCCCGCCATCAGAGGTCCCTCGTCAGGTCACGGGTGAAGACCTTGGCAGGCCCGCCCGAGACAATCGGCTGGGCGGCGCTGACATCGGGCTGGCCTTCCACCGGCGGCACCGGCGTGAACACCAGCGCCGCCTTGCCCTCGGCGATGCGCCGCAGGTGCCCCAGCGCATCGTCATAGCGCCGCCGGTGTTCGTCCGACATCACTTCGGCCGACAGCGCCAGACGGTACAGCGCGATGTCCACCGTCAGGGTTTTCAGAAAGCCGGGCACCTCGGCCAGCGGCAGGGTGTAGCGCGCGGCCAGATAGGTGTCGATCTCATCGCTGGCGGCTGCCAGCGCACGGGTCACCGCCGCACTGTCGGGGATGCCGTCGCGGTCGTGATCGGCCACGACCAGGCTGTTCTGGCCGTAAAGCGTCACGATGTCGGACTGAAGCGCGTAGGCAGGCATCGGGTGATCCTTGAAACTTGCCGGGGGGCCTTCCATCCTGGCGCGGCAGCCCCCCCCGCTGCGCGCCCGCCCTGTCTCAATCCGCCAGGGCGGCAGGCCGGGCAGCTCTGGTGCCGCCCGGCTTTTCCGTGTTCAGGGGGTCAGCTTCAGGTCACCCCAGATCGTGACCAGCAGGGCCTTGGTCAGGCCCTTCGTGCCTTCGGGCAGCCGCGCCTTCACCGCCGCCAGCTTCGGCAGCCCGTCGGCTTCAAAGTCGCCGGGCTCCAGTGCCGCCAGCACCGCACGCACGGCGTCGGTCAGGCTTTGTGCCTTCGCGTCCGCCTCGGCCTGCGCCCCGTCCGGGGCCGGGCCGATGTGCAGGCGGGGGTCGGCGGTCAGCACCGCCCACTCCTCTGCCGTGAAGGCATCCTGTGCCACCACTTGCCCGGCGCGGGGCCAGAACCGGCCCAGCCGGAAGTGGCCGTCGAACCCGTTGTCTGCGGTCGATCTGATCAGAAGCGCGCTCATGATCAGGCCATCCACACGTTCACAAGCACCTTGACGGCGTTGTAGTGGGGGTTGGACCCGCCGCCGGACAGGAACGCTGTCTCAAACAGCGCCTTCGCCGCCGCCTCGTTGCTGGGCCCGACCATGATCGTCGTCGGGCGCACGCCCAGGGGCCGGCCACCATCGGCCTTCAGGTTGCGCATGATCGTGCGGGTGGCCTCAAAGTTCGCCGCCGTCAGCGCGGTGCGGCCGCAGTGGATCAGCTGCGGAAAGCCGTAGCCTGCGGCGCAGCGATAGCGGATGCCCCACTGGAACAGATCGTTGGTGAAGGCCGCGTCCGAGGTGGACGGATCGAACTTCATCTCCATCTCGGGCTTCGTCCGCTCCTGGAAGATCAGCGGCTTCAGCACCTTCGACTCGTCGATCAGGTACCAGCGCGCGCCGGCCCCGGTGGTAAAGTTCGACCAGGTGGTGGCGGTGCCGGTGCCGTCGGCGTTCGGGAACACCGGGTGGTCGGTGTCAAAGAAGAACTGCCCGTCATAACAGACCGAGCTTTCCCCGGCGGTGATCGCGTCGTTCACCAGAATGTCGGGCCACTGCGCCGCCTCTTGCCCCATCGACCTGGCAATCGGGGCGAAATGGCCGAACTGGTCATCCTCGATCTGCACGCGCTGCACGCCCAGCGTCGATTCGAACAGCCGGTTGCTGATCTGATAGCCGGACAGCTTCATGTCCTTGACCACGCGGGCACCGACCCATTCGCGCAGACGGGGGAAATCGCCCAGCCAGCTGTAGGTGTTCGACGCGGTTGTCGACGGCACCAGGGTTGCCACCCTGTCCCAGAACGCCTCGGCCCGCATTGCGGCGTAAGCATCCTTGAACGATGCCTGCAGCGAGGTGTTGAGGTTGGTCAGCAATGCGGGGGATGTGATTGCCATGTCGGGTTACTCCTGTTTCATCAGGGCAACCCGCTCGGTTGCCAGCTGCGCCTGCACGGCCTTCTCGGCCGCGAATTTTTCGGGGTCGGTGCCCATCATCCGGCACATCGCCAGCTCTTCGCCGGTCAGCTTGCCGGGGGTGGCGTCGGGCGTGCGGCGGTCCAGGGTGGATGCAGGCGCAATCACCGGCGCTGCCCCGACCATGGCCGTGAACAGATCCAGCCCGCCTTCCATGCGGCAGGCCGCCATGTGAAAGGCCTTCGATGCGGGCGCGATCTTGCCCGCCGTCACGGCGGCATCGACAGCCGCAGTGATCTCGGCCTCGCGCCGGGCCTTTGCCTCGGCCTCGAAGGCGGTGATCCGGTTCAGCGCCAGATCATGGTCGGCGCGCGGCACAAAGCGCGCCGGGTCCGGGGCTTCCGCACGGTTCAGGGCCGTGGCCGTGTCGGCCTTCAGCGCGTTGATGGCCAGAACGGCATCCGCCGCAGTGGCCGTGGCCGCAAGGCCCAGGGCGTCAAGGACCGCCTTGTCCATAGGTTCAGTCTCCGTGGTTGCGCGGTTCAGGGCCGCCATTTCAAGGTTCGGGGAATTGGTGAGCCCGGCGCTGACGATCTGCAGGATTTCCCCTGTCTCGACATCGTACCGGAACACCGGGCTCAGGTAGCGGTAGGCGCGCGAGGTGACGGTCGCCTCGCCTTCCGCGTTCCACTCGACACGGCCCCACAGGGCATTGTCGCGTACGTCAATCTGCTTGATCCAGCCAACGGCAGGTGCGGGCATGCCCAGGGGGGCCGCGACCTGCGACGAATGTTCCAGATCGATCTGCGGCTCTTTCGCCGGATCAAAGGCTGCCGCCACCGCAGCCGGGTCCGACAGTTTCCAGCCGCGCCCGTCGCGCCCGACGATTGCGGGGCCGGGCGGCGTCAGCTGCACCCAGCCGGGCACCGCACCGCTTTCAAAGTTCAGCGCAAGCCCGCGCAACTGGGGAAGGGGATGTGTCACCATGGGGGCAGACTGCCCGCTCGGCCCGCGCCGATCACCCTTGAATGTTTTCGGGGGTCGGCCGGCCTTTTTTGCCGCTTTGGCAAACCGCGCGTCAGCGGGCCGCTGAAGGCCCTTCCCGCGTTCAGGCTACGCCGGGCCGGGGCAACCCGACAAGGCCCTTTAAATGGTATTTAACGGCGCGGTTTCGGGCCATTGCGCGGGCCGGGGTCGCCGGGATGTGCCTTCGGCGTTGAACTTCGCCCGGCAAAGGGGTAGATGACAGGTGCGCCCGAGCCATTTGGACAGCCGGTCATGTGCCGTGATGGGGTCCCGACCATCCGGGCGTCATTCCCTGAAAACCTCCATACCGGGCCGCGTCGTGATTGATTTGCGCTTGGCAGGCTTCAGCGGATAAATCGTCCTGACCCATATCTCTTCGGTTTCGGCCATCACCTTCAGGATGAAGACCCACGGGTCGATGCCCGCCGACATAACGTAGATATCCGTCCTGCCCCCGCGCCGCTCGATCAGGATGGACCCTTTCTGCAGTGCCTCTGACAGGATCAGCAGCGTGCCAGTCGTCACACGGCGTTTCCTGGCCTCGAACTTGTCGCCATAGTCTGACGTCATCCGGACCACCCGCGCCTTGACCCCGGCGGCTTCGGCAAGACCGCCGGGCAGAACCGCAACCGGCACCGCCGCAGGGGAAGCGCCTTTCAGCACCCGCTCCGCCGCCCAGCTTGTCGCCACGTCCTTCACCGCCGCCCGCACTACCGCCTCGGGTGCCCCTTCCAGCCGGTCGCGCAGCAGCCCCTCTGCCGCCTGGCGGCGCAGCTTGCCGGGGTTGCGCTGCCAGCCGGGGTCGATCCCGACCGGCACCAGCTGCACGTCGCCGGTGCGCTTGTTCACCACCTTGCGGTCGGGGATGTCCGGCGTGGCGCTGATCCCGCGCCGTTCCGCCTCGCGCCGCGTCACCGGGCGGACCTTGCATTTGCAGCCCCAGCCGTTCGGCGGCATCCATTCGTCCCAGAACGGGCTGTCCACCGGCAGGATCAATCCTTCCTTGTCGGCGTGGTGCGGGCGGTGCTTCTCGCTGGCCCCCAGCGTGTATTCCAGATAGGGAAAGGCCCCCTTGGTCCGCTCGATCCGCTCCCACTGGCCGGCCGCGCGGGCGCTGCGCAGGTTGGCGTCATAGATCGTGCGCAGCCGCCGGGGCGACCCAAGCTGCGCCTCCACCACCTCGCCGGTCAGCGGGTCTTCCATCGCCTTGCGGCCCCACCAGCCGGCCAGCGCCGGGTTGGCACGCCAGTTTTTCTGAAACTGCTCAAAGGGCAGCCCTTCGTCCAGCGCCCGCTGCACCTCGCCCCGCATCGCCTCCAGCAGGTCCATCTCGGCCACCTTGGCCACGGCAAAGGCCACCGCGTGTTCCTCCGGCTCCACATCCAGCCAACTGAAGGACGGGCGCAGGCCCTTGTTGCGCAGGAACCGCGAGGCTTCGGGCGGCGGGCCGGGATTGAAGCTGTAGCCCGGCCGGTCTGGATGCTCAGTCATCCTGCGCGTCGCCCACCGCGCGGGCCCTGAACATGCCCTTGACCAGCGTGTCGATCAGCAGGGCCGATGGCATCTGCCGCAGCGCCTCGGGCAGGCGTTCCAGCACCGCCTCATAGCTGGCGGCCCCGTCGACGGCTTCGGCAATCGCCGCTTCCATCCCGGCCCCGACCTCTTCCCAGTCGGCCAGCATGTCCGCCCCGATTTCGTCCAGCAGGTCCTCGCCCTGCTGGCGGTTCAGCGCCAGACCGGGGCTTGCCCGGTTCCGCGCCGGGGCCGCAGCCGGGGCGGGGGCGGTGCCGCCCACCACCTCGTCCCCGTCTTCCGGGTCGCTGAAGCCCAGCGTGGCGCGCAGTTCGGTCGCCTTGAAGCTCAGGCCCCGCTCCATGAGCCTTGCGGCACCCTCGATCTTGGCTTTGATGTCCTCGGGTTCCGCCACCGGCAGCGTCAGGCGCGGATAGGCCTGCTGCGCGCCGAAGTTCAGATCGACGAAAGCCCGCACCAGGTCACGGTTGATCGCCCCCGCCACCGCGCGGGCGTCTGCGGCGGCAATATCATGGCGCACCTCATTGTGCACCGTGGCCTGCGCCTGGCTGGACCCGCTGTCGGCGGTCATCGTCTGGCCCAGCACCGCCTTGCTGATCTGCTCGTCGATGTAGCGCCCGAAGGCTTCGAACACCCGCTCCGGCCCGGACAGCGCCAGGCCCCTTTCAAAGGCAATCTCCATCGACTTCGGCAGCACCGCCGCCGCGTCGGTGCCGATGTTCGCCACCGCCTGATAGAGTTTGGCCACATCGTCTTTCGTGGCCTCCGGCCCGTAGCGCCCGATGCGCAGCGGCAGGCCGTAGGTCTCGATAAACGACATCCAGTCCTTGGACGTATAGGCCTTGCACATCCAGCCGAAAGCGACCACGCGGGCCAGCCCGCCCCGAAAGGTCAGACCGGATTTCATCCTTGCCCGGTGGCAGATGAACTTGAACGGCTCCAGCGGCACGCCATCGACCGGCCCGGCCTCGTCCAGCAAACGCAGCTCGCCACGCGTCTCCCGGTCAAACACGAAAAAGCGCG